ATTCACCTTTAACTGAGAGGCTTGAATGCCTAACCATTAAGGTGTCCATGTAGCGATTCGGAACTTGGTTATTTTGAAACCAGCGCAATAAAGCCCTGGTTCCATGTAACGTAAGTTCTGATTCCGCTTCAAACTTGATTTTCTTCCGTGGCTCCCCAGCAGAATACACACTTGTTATGCTGTGTATCTGGGTTCCACCTAGCAAGACCTTCGGTATGAAGGATCGACGAAAGGCGAACCAATAATCTTCTACTGACGGACAACATATATCAAACAACTCATCGTATGCCCAGTGCCTTAACGAATTAAGGTACCAAACATATCGAGGAAGCGTTGATACAGGCGTCTTTATGTAGAAGGGAGTAACATCAACACCGTGAAAATAATGCTTACCACAGGATTCGCGAAACGCAATTCCCGTAATAAAGCTCTTCTCCACGTTTGTTGAAAAACCTAAATCAGCAAGGACGCTGACAAGGTTCCGTGCACATCTGGTCGGGACAATAATATCGTCACCATAGATGTTTACGAACTCCGGAGAGCAGTCATTTAATTCCGCCACAGCTCTGCTGATGGCGTAGAAAATTAAGGACTCTAGCTCAAACGTGAAGCCGTTTCCCATTGCGGAAAACTTCTCCCATTTTACAACTGAACCGTTAGGTAAAGTACCATAACGTGACCGAAGGTCATTAAGGAGGTTATACCAATCCGTCGGGAGAAGATCCCAGACAAGACGATGAGATATACTATCAGAAGCTGAAGCTAGATCCAACGTGGAAACAATTCCCGTTGCCGAACCTAGTCTTGCAAATTCTTGATTAGTAGTCTGATCCCTTAAGTTTACGTTAACTATTTTAGATAAACGTGACTTCAGATAAGTTCCAACAGCTGTTTGAAGCAGGGCGTTTCCGTCCGGCTCCATAGCTATGGCTCGATCGATGTCAGTTTTCTTTGGTACTGTCGTCACCTGGTTTCCCAGGACATGATTTGGTAGTGTATTTTCTACTAAAGCTTTCCAAGGCGGCGTTGCCGCTATGGTTGCTTGTAGATATCTACTCGCAGATCGTGTAACGTCGATAGACCAAGTACTATGATACTTAAAGTAAGCATCACCATGTTTCCTACGACGAGATGTTGTTGCGCCGCTCGTAAAACGAGCGCGTTCAAACATCCGCGCAGGATCGCATGGACCAAGAACATTAGCGATTAATTGCTGTGCTCTGGCTAAAGTACTATTAAAAAACCAACTGGGTGTCGATTTGTGGTAGCCATCATTATTGATAGCAGCACAAGCCGTTTCGCTCTCAAGAAGCTTTGCAACCGCCGCGTCCGCTCGTACCTTTTCAGGTACTCCTGGTCGTGACAGTTTTGAAGTTATTTCTTGTTTAAGGTAAGACCACTTAAAGCGGTCTACCGTGCTCGTAGAAAAACTCGGACATACAAGTATGTCCTCGTTATACGGACACGAATCCTTAAATAGAGCGTTGGCCAAAAAATCGGTAGCATTATGCTCTCCCATTGTATCTACTTTTCTCTGATTGAGATTATGTAGACTGTTTTTTATACTCGTACACAAGGTACTATTACGAGAAGTTAGATCATTGATCATAACTATTACTTCCTATATTAACCCACTATTGTGGGTATAAATATCAATTACTCATAGCGGCATAAGCCGTCCATAAAGGATTAACTATAAGTAGACAGGCGTTAAATCAGCGATATTGGCATGTATCTGAGCCGCTAACGATTCTAGCATAAATGCTAGCTCCGCGCGATCAGTACTAGTAGCGTCGTCAGACACTACTACGTCAATTTTCACTTGATTTCGAGCCGAAACAGCTTCGATCGAATCGATCGTTTGCGTAACAA